ACCTTACCTTCTTTGGCAGTCATTGTTTGATTTTTAACTTTTTCTATAGCTGCGTTTAATCCACCACCCATAGCTTTCTTTTTACTTTTATTGCCATAGTTAGCTGCACCAACTTTCCTACATTTTGCAATGGCACCTGATGCATAAGCTGACGGAAAAACTTTATATCTAGCTTTTACTTTGTGATAACATGCGTCTTTTGGCATTTCTTAACTCCTCTAATCCTGTTACTCTATAACATCTACAAGAATATTTTCTATGTCCACAATCTATACAATACTTAACTGGACTTCCTTTTATTACTTCTCTCTTTTTTAGAGGCACAATGTGCTCTTTCAGAAAAACCTCTTGGTCTACTACAGTCGATTTTTCGTTTTCTTTTGGCACTCCATTTCCTCTTACCAGGTGCTTTTGTAATCTGTTTGGAAATCGAACCCCGCGAGATTGCCATTTGGTTTACTCCTTCTTATAAAGTCTTCCCATAAAGGCTTAATCATTTTGTGATTTTCAGATACTTTGTCTGCCATGATAGCAGTCCTCTTATCTACCTCTATAAGAGTTTGTACAGTCCATCCAATACCACCTGCAAAAAGAACAATACAAACACCTGTTGTCACTTCTTTAATATTCATTAACACTTCCACCTTCTTCTGGCTTGTCTTAAACGACTATTAGGATTCTTTGCAGCTTTGGGAAATTTTTTCATTTGACCTGCACTTCTAGCACAAAATGACTTTCTTCTTTTAGCTGCTTTACTTCCAGTTTTTACTTTCCCTGTAACAGCAGTTTTAAGCTTACTACCTGGGTTTTCTCTTCTATAACGAGCAACACCTGCCTTTGTCATTCCCGCTCCAGATTTAGTGGAGCGGAAATACTTTTTAGTTTTAGGTGGTTGTTTATCTGCTTTTCTAGCCATTACGATAAAAATACAGTTAACTTGTTACCACTACCAGTGAAGGCAGATAAATATGCACCACTCTCTGCTAATATACCATTATCTGGAATATTAAGAGTGTGTAATCCAGTTGGAAAACTTTGCACTATTAAATTACTTCCACCATTACCATCTGTTATAGTAATAGCACCTGCTGAATTACCAAACACTACTATCTGTCTTATCCTTGACCTTGCAGGTCCTATCAAAGCAGCAGCATCTCCTTGATTCACATTAAATGCTTTTACGTCAGATCTTGTTGCCATTTTACACTCCTATTAATATACAGAGTATTCTAATTCAACTGTGAATCTTCCAGCAGTTATATCAGCATTAACTGTAGTTGTTGCTCTTGCATATAAGTGTACGTTAGCTACTGCGGCAGTTATATTTGGTACAAAGATGTGATAGTTACCAGCAGTGTCGTTGAAATTAACATCAATCTCTGTAATTGATTGTGTAGCACTTAACTGCTCATTGAATGATGTCACACCCGCACCTACTATTTCTGTACCAGAAACAGCAGCGTTTGTAGCAGTGCCACTTGTAGAACTTAATGCTAAGTTACCAGCTAGTGTCTGTCCAGCAGCAGTTGTAATACCAATTAAAGCTCTATGAATAAAGATCTTACTTGGTGTTACTAAATCATCTGGAGCATCTACATTTAATGTTCCTAACTCTACAAGACAGTCATTGTCTGCATAAGCAGTTGCAGCTGCATTTGTTGAAGCTAAAGTACCAGCAAAAGATTGAATCTTTCGTGTACCCATTGAAACAAGTTGTCCAGTTGAATTAACTGAAAAACCAGTTTGAGTAATAGCACCACTTGTGCCGTTTTTATTAATTACATTGAATCCACCCTCGGAACGGACTGGACCCGAAAAAGTTGTATTAGCCATATCAATCTCCTTGTCTTGGCAAATGTCGAAGTTAATTCTTCGTCAAGGTTTATTCTATTATACACAAAAAAGGGCAGTATGTAACTGCCCTTTTAGTTTTTATTAAAATGAAGCTTACGCTCCTGGTGAACCAAATAATGCACGAGGATCTGAGAAGCCGAAAGAATATCTCTCTCTTGCTTTATATCTCATGTTTCCTGTGTCGAAATCTGGATCCATGGCTGTTGCCATTGGCATTCTTTCAAAATGCTTAAGACCATTTGGTGCATCTGTCTTAATGAAAAATGCATCTGTGTCAGTTAGATAATCATTGATGACATAGCCATTAGGAAGCATACCCATGTTTCTTATAGCGTTAGCATCATTATCTGCTGTTCCTGGTCTTAGATTTGAGTTTAACAATCTCTCTGCGACAAATTGTAATTGTCTTGGAATAATTAATTTCATTCCTCTTAGAGCGATGATTAATCCTCTCTCATCCACAAAGCCTGCAATATTAATTAAAGCATCTTCTAAAGATGTTTCGTTAAGATCAGCTGCGACAGTTGGCTCGTTAGCAAAAGTTCCACCATTTGTTAATGGGTGATCTGTTGCTAATAAGGCTTTACCATCACCACCAGCAGTTGCTCCAGCAGTAAACGCATTATTTAGTACGTTTGCAGCTTTTACTTGCTTTGTGTGTGCCATTGATCTAGCAAGTGCTCTTGTATAACGAGCAGAAAGCTTGTCGTAAAGGTTATCCTCTACAGCTTCTTCTGTTATTGAGAAAGCCATTGCTACAGTTTCATGGTTATACCTTGAAGTATAGGCTTCGTTTGCATCATCAAATGTGACACCAGAACCTTCTTGCTTAGTAGGTGCTGCTCCGAAACCACTCAACATTACTTCTTCTTCGAAAGCTCGATCAGATGACTCTGTATCGTAGATCTCTGCATGTTGACCTTCATACCTATTATACTCCATACCAAAGAGGGCGTTCAAGCCAGGCTCTAACTCTTTGGCGAGTTGTGCTCTTGAAATAGCCATACTAGACCCTCCTTAAGATGCAGTAGCGTCAGCGTCAGATCCGCTTAACGCATGGTTGTTGATTTTAACTATGTATGAAACACCAGCAGCACTGTGATCAGCATTAGTTACATCTTCGTGGATACCTAAAATCATCACACAGTTTGATGTATCTGTATCTTCAGCAGTTGATATATCTAATACAGCAGAAGAAATACCAGTTGTAGTATTACCACTTGCTCCACTTGCTATATCAGCAGTCTTAAAGATATCTGCTTTAGCAGTTGCTCTGTCAGTGTTTGTTCCGTCACTTGCGATAATAAATCTCTGTGATGGATCATCATACACAAACCCTTTGATGTCAAAGTTAGTATTAGCTGATCCTGAACCAGGCCATGTATTACTAAACCTTAACTTGCCAGTGGTTGCATCCACGAACTCACATCCAGCAAAGACACCAACGAATTGGTCTCCATTACCAGAAGCAGAAGCGATCTGAATAGTTCCGCCAGTTAACTCAGCTTTGACTGGTGAACCTTGAAAGATCGCGGAAGCGTCACTAGCAATAAAGTATTGACTCGTACCTTGAGTCGCTGGACTTGAACCATGTTTACCAACAGGCTTAAATCCGAAAGCTACATTTGCATTAGCCATTTATTGCTCCTTCATTAATTATTCGGAGGATTTTTTCCCTCCGAAGGTTACACGACTTTGCCTATCAACACTGATAGGCATCGAGGGATGTTGTTCCCTCATCAAGTTTTCATCCACGGCTGTCATTTGATTGCGGGTCTGCTCCCGAAAGTATTCAGTTCTCTCTTGCACCGTTTCTGTGGGTATTCGTGCCAACATTAAACCACCGACACCAATAATTCCTTTGTTTTTACCTTCCTCTATTACTGGATATTTTGCAGCTTCTGGGCCGTATTCGTCTGCCCTAACTGGTTCCCATCCCTCTCTCATTCTGGAAAAAACATTTGATTTATCATCCTCACCACGAATAGTAGTTCTGATCCATCTATGTTCAAATCCAGCTGGAGGTGCAGGCGCATCCAACTTAGCTGGAGGTTGCCAAGGTTTTCTCCTTGTTGTATTTGCACGAGACGTAGTTTCTCGTGTTGTTCTGTCTATAGCCATCTTTTACTCCTTTACATGTTTAGCATATTCTTCAAGCGGAACATTCAACCGTTTCGCTATCGCAATCTGCGATGGAGTCAATTTGACTGTTCTGCGTCCCTTTGGTGATACCGTCTTTGAGGCGGTGGCTCCAGCAGAGGCGACTCTGGGGCCAGAGGATCTCTTTGTCTCTCCAAACTTATGTGGAAATTCACTTCTGATCCTATTATCTAGTTCAGTATAATACTCTTCTGTATTTGGATCAAGTCCATCTTCTTCAATTAATGACTTGTGTATACCAAAAGCGGCATATGTCATTGTTTGATCTTGTCCAAACCACTCATTTTGTGATGCCCACTCCTCTGCTCTTGGGTCTGGTTTAGGAGTAGGAGTTGCAGAAGGTTGTATTGGAGCTGGAGCAGCTTCAGTTGCCTCTGCCTTTTTAGCTTGTTCTTCTCTTTGTTCTTTTAGTTGATTTAACCTTGCCTCTTCTAAAGCAATTTTAGAAATAGTTTGTTGAGCTTCATACATAGCATCTGCATCACCAGCCTCATACGCTTTTCTATATGCTTCTTTAGCTGCCGCTGCTTGAGATTGTACTCTTGTATCAAACTCACCAACATATGTTGTGTCTAATTTATCTAGTTTTGCTTTAAGCTCATCATTCTGTTTCTTAACAGATTCTGCAAACTTTATTGCAGCGATTCTTTGCTCTTCTTCATCTCTGAATTTTTTAGTCAGCTTGGATATTCGTTTCTTTACTGAAGCTGAATAATCAGAGAGGTCATCGTCTTCTTCTTCTTTTTTCTTAACTTCAACAGCAGGTCTATTTTCATTAGATTCTGGTTGAATGTCTTCTTCTTCTTTTTCTTCTGCATCGTCTAGTTCAATAACTTGACCTTCCTCTTCTTGAGGAGGGTTCTTCTCGATGTTTTCTTGCATACTTAAACTCCGTATGTTTTGATGTCATCGGGATTAACAATGGTTGCAATGACTTCATCGTCATTGATTATCCTAACTTCTCCTCCTTCTATGTTGAATCGTGACCCAGCATAACGACCAATACAAACCCAGTCGCCTTCCTTACACCAAGGTCCCGCTTCTCCAAACTTATCAAAATCTTTATATGCAAGTGGTCCTAACTTGACCACATAAGCAACAACAGTTGCTCTCCCTTCCTTTTCTCGAATAGAGTCTGGTACATGAATACCACCATCAGTTTTTTCTTTTCCCATGTATGGCATAACTAATACACGCCATCCAGTGGGTTGAGGTACTCTTTCTGTTAGGGATTTATTTTTTGCTTCTTTTTCAGCTTTTTCTTTAGCTTGTCTTTGCTTTAAAACGTATTCAGGTACTATTAAAGTCATTGTCTACCTTTTCTAGCAGGGTTCTTAATTGTTCTAGTGAGTAGGTTAGACCCTGTATTTCACCTACCATTGCCTTATATGATTCCATATCAGAAGCATTACCGCTCGTCAAGGAAATACTAATATCTTCTATACGAGTGTTCAAGGCTTTTCTATATTTATGTAAAAAATCAGTTATCTGCATAAAATTTTCTTTTTGATAATTCCATTCTAGCTCTATTCATAGCTTGACCAAACTCTACATCTGGTTCTCTTCTCATAATTCCAACTGCAAGTGCTATTGATGGGTTTGTAATGTTTTGATCTCCAACTGTGGTAGTGGTTGGCAAATCACCATAACGAGTTCTTGAAGTATTAAAAGATGAAGCTAAATC